AACAGAGATCCCGGAGACGCCGCGCTGCTGCCGCTGCTGACCGTAGGACGACCGCCGGACAGACCGGAGAACATACAGAAACAAGCCGAAAGGCGACCGTGAAAGGAGGTGCTCACAGTGGCATGGATCCAAGTCCACCAACAACTTAAAGATCACAGGAAGCTGCTGGCGGCTGCCGACGAGCTGGAAATCGAACCGCCTCACATGCTGGGCCTTTTAACGTCCTTCTGGCTCTGGGCTCTGGACAACGCACCGAGCGGATCGCTGGAAGGGATCAGCAACCGGAACATAGCACGGGCAGCTCAGTGGAACAAGGAACCGGACGCCTTCGTGGAGGCCATGAAAAGCGCCGGTTTTCTGGATATAACCGAGTACGGGACGCTGGAGATCCACGACTGGTACGAGTACGCGGGCAAGCTGATCGACCAGCGGGAAGCGGAAAAACAGAGATCCCGGAGACGCCGCGCTGCTGCCGCTGCTGACCGTAGGACGACCGCCGGACAGACCGGAGAACAGCCGACGGACAAACCGGAAAACAGCCAGCAAGAAACCGGAGGCAGACTACACCAGACTACACCAGAGCAGACTACACCAGAGAAAGAAAGTGAAACGCTTGACAGCGTTATGTCTGCGGGGCCGACTCCATTCCAGCAGATCGTTGACATGTATCACGAAATCTGCAAGAGTTACCCGGTTTTGAGGAAAATCAGCGCAAACCGGAAAAAGGCGATCGCTGCCCGCTGGAAAGAATACGGGCAAGATCTGAACACCTTCCGCGAGCTATTCGAGAAAGCCGAAGCCTCCCCGTTCCTGAAAGGCAGAAATGACCGGAACTGGACGGCAGACTTTAACTGGCTGATGAACTCCGGGAACATGGCGAAGGTACTCGAAGGCAAATACACCGACAACCGGCAGCAGGCACCGGTAAGGCAGCAGGCGCAGCCAGAGCGGCCCGGACGAGTCAACACCATGGACGTGCTGGCCGGTATTATCGCAGACGAGGAAGGAGGCGGCAGCTTATGACAAAAAAAGACGCGGCTCAGCTTGTGGCGATCGTCGTCACCGCCTACCCGAATTATGACAAATTCAAGGACGCCGACAGCGTAAAGGCCACCGTGAGCCTCTGGGCTATGATGTTTGAGGACGTGGACGCCCCTCTGGTGGCGCTGGCCGTCAAAAAGCACATAGCGACAAGCAAGTGGCCGCCCAGCGTGGCAGAACTCCGGGAGATCCTTCTGGAGATTGCACACCCGGATCTCATAGCTCCGGATCAGGCGTGGCTCGCAGTCAGCGATCTACTCTACTCCGAGGGAGAATTTAACCACGGAGATCTAAAGCAGCAACTCCCGCCCCTTGTGGCCCGCGCCGTGGAGGCGATCGGCTGGAGCAATCTCTGGGAAATGCACCGGGGACACTGGGGAGGCAGCAAACCCGGCATGGATCGGGTGGCCTTCATGCAGCAGTACACGCCCATGTACGAGCGAGAAAAGGCCAGAGATATGACGCCGGGAGAACTGACAACACAGATCGACGCTGTGGCCGCTTCCCTACCGGACAAAGGACAGAAAAAGCTCGCAGACCGGGAAAGTGACCGAAGGAAGCGCGAACAGTATTATGCTGCACTCTCCGGCTGGAACCGACGGGAGGCTCTGGCTGCTGCGGATCCGCTGGCACTGGAAGTCGGGGAGGTGAGCGACACATGAACAAGATCATAAACTCCGACGCACTGGACGCCCTGAGAAAGCTCCCAGACTCCTGCTGCCGCACCTGCATAACCTCACCACCCTACTACGGGCTGAGAGACTACGGCGCAGACGGACAGATCGGGCTCGAAAATACGCCGGATCGGTACATTGAGAACCTCGTGAAGATCTTCCGGGAAGTCCACAGAGTCCTGAAAGATGATGGCACCCTCTGGGTGAATATCGGGGACAGCTACGCAGCCAGTGGAAAAGGCAGAAACCGGGACGGAGTATTCAACGAAAAAGCAGAGAACATACAAAGCGCCAGGCAAAAGAAAAGCCAGATACGGCGAACAATCGAAGGGAACGGGCTAAAACGCAAAGACCTGATCGGGATCCCGTGGCTGCTGGCCTTCGCCCTCCGTTCAGACGGCTGGTATCTCCGATCAGACATTATCTGGCAGAAACCCAACGCCATGCCGGAAAGCGTAAAGGACAGGCCGACGCGGGCACACGAGTACATTTTTCTGCTGAGTAAAAGCCCACGCTACTTCTACGACGTCGAAGCGGTAAAAGAGCCAGCCGTGGGATTTTATAACGCTGCGCCAGCTGGAAGCGCCGGAACGGGAAAACCCAACGCCAGAAGGCGCGGAAACTCCCGGACATTCAGGGGAGGCGGTGCTTACACCCATGACCGGGCACAGAACAAATTAGCGGGAAGCAGGCCCGGAGACACCGTTCTGGATCCCTTTGCCGGAAGCGGTACCACCGGGGCCGTGGCCGAGCAGGAGGGCCGGGACTTTATCGGGATAGAGATTAACCCGGACTATTGCGAAATTATCAGGCAGAGGCTCAACGCCTGCTGCCAGAAAGGAGCCAAACCATGAGAAACAGGCTTATATATATCTGCTCCCCTCTCCGTGGGGACATTGAAAAGAATATTCAGAAGGCACAGGGCTACTGCCGGGAGGCGGTGGATCTCTGGCCGGACGTGATACCGATCGCGCCTCATGTCTACTGCACCCAGTTTCTTGACGACACCATACCGCAGGAGCGGGAGGTGGGCATGGAACTGGGGATCGCGCTGCTGGACATGTGCGACGAGCTATGGGTGTACGGCATAAACAATCCGAGTGAAGGCATGAAAAAAGAAATCAACTACGCCAAGGAGCACGGGATCCCGGTAAAAGACGCCGCCAACCTCTACCGCCTCCGGGAGCAGGAGAAAAACCGGCAGGAGGACAAAGAGCTGGGCGACGCCCTTCTCGTCCTTCCCACCCATACCGGAGCAATAAACGGAGTCGCCGCCTTTGAGTCCACCACCGTGCGGATCAACGGAGAGGTGATCGTCGAGCTGGCAGCAGAGCTCAGACGAAACCGCGGCCACGACATCACTGTGGAGGCTGAGGCGTGAGCTGGGACTATGTGCCGGGGAAAAATGCGGAGGGCTATCCGGATCCAACTGCTGCCGCCGCCCTCTCAAACGTCCAGCGCAGCCAGCGGGGCCTCCAGAGTAAGCGAGCGGGCGAACACTTCGAGAATATGATCGCCGCAAGCCTCGGCTGGTACAAGGACAAGGGCGTGGCCTTCATTGAAAAGACGCCGGAGCCCATGCGACCGCTCAGGCCACCGAACCGGCAGGGGCAGTTTCTCGCCTGCTACATCAAAGCGGGACAGCCGGACTTTAAGGGAACCCTCACGGGAGGCCGGGCCGTGGTATTTGAGGCGAAGCACACTGATAGCGACCGGATCGACTACAACCGTCTGACTCAGGAGCAACTGAACAGCCTCGCAGAGCATGACCGCCTCGGTGCTGCTGCTTTTATCCTCGTGAGTGTCGAGCTTCAAGACTTCTACCGGGTGCCGTGGGGCGTGTGGCGGGATATGAGGAAACTATACGGACATAAACACATGAATAAGGCAGAGCTCGAACCCTTCCGAGTGCAGTATATCGCCGGAGTGCTCAAACTTCTGGAAGGCATAGAGCTGGAATACGGGGAACAGGAGGAAACGCTATGAATTTTGAAAGAAAATGGTGCCATGAGTGCAGCGGGATCCAGCTTTTCGGAGAACACAAAGGGAAAGCCTGCTGCAGCATTATGAGCCGGATCCTCAAAGACAACGAAACCGGCGAGCCGATCCGAGCCTATATAGATAAAGGAACCACCCGGAATATGTGCCGAAATCTGGGTGAGGGCTGCCCGATCCTCGCGCTGGCAGAGGCAGCTCAGGAGCAGGCAGACTACACTCCCGGCGTTTATATGGAAATCGCAGAGAAAGGAGCATTGACATGAACGGAGCACTATTAAGCAGTAAAAACATGGGCTGGTGTACTCCGGCCGACTTTTTCAGAGAGCTGGATCAAGAGTTTCATTTTAACCTCGATCCGGCCGCCACCGATAAAAGCGCCAAGTGCGCGAGATATTTCACACCGGCCGACGACGGCCTGAAAGCTGACTGGGGGGGGGTGTCGCGTGTTTTGTAATCCACCCTACGGCCGCCAGATCAATGAATGGGTAAGGAAGGGCTACGAGGAAAGCAAGAAACCCGGCACTCTCGTGGTAATGCTCATACCGGCCCGCACAGACACGTCCTACTTCCACGACTACATATTCCACGGAAAAGCCGACGAGGTACGCTTTGTCCGCGGGAGGATCACATTCACAGACGAGGACGGAAACCCGACCAAAGACGCCAAAGGGCGACCGTGCTCCGCTCCCTTCCCTTCGGCCGTCGTGATCTGGCGCAGTAAGGATATGGCCCAGAGCCTACGGGACATGGTGCTGGATTTAATAAGGGACAGAGACATGACCGCGAACGAGATCGCCGCCACCCTGTCAGACAGGGGGCAGCAGGTAAGCCGCAGCGACGTAGGCCCGATCTTAACCAAAGCGCAGGCGGCCGGACTGATAAGAAACGCCGGAAAGCGTGAGTGCAGCGTGACGGGGCGCTCTGCTATCGCATGGAAGGCAGAAAGCGAGGGACTGCAACATGGAAAAGCAGATTAAGCTTTGCCCGTTCAAAAAACAAGTAAAACGAAGTTTTCCGAGAAACAGACGCGGAAACCTCGACATAGTAATCACGGAGAGGCTCGACACATGCGCCGGTCAGCGCTGCATGGCTTACAGTGACGGAAAGTGCCTGAGACTTGCCGGAAAGGAGGCGTAAATGGACGAAACGACAAGACAAACCAGAAAAGCCAGCTACGACGCAGTGCTGCCAAAGTGCAGGGAACGCAGCCGCCTGATCCTCGAAACACTCGGAGGCAGGAGCATGACCGTGAGCGAAATCACGGACGAGCTGGTGAAAGCGGGCCGGATCCCATACTACAACCGCAACTATGTAGCACCCAGACTCTCAGAGCTCAAAGACATGGGCGTGGTGGAAACCTGCGGACGCAGGCGATCCACACACTCCACCGCTACCGAAGCAGTATGGCGAAGGAAGGAGGTAGAACATGACGGCCCTTAATATTCTGCTGGGCGTTCTGGCTTTTGTGTGCCTGCTCTTTATCGTAGGAGAAACAAAGCCACCGATCAGCGACAAGAAGCGCGAGCACATCACGATCGCCTTTGCGGCACTCGTGTTTCTCATAATTGCAGCAAATACCATTTTTTAAGGAGGACAGCACCATGGCAAAACGGAAAGTACAAAGCCAGATCAACCTCGAACGACTGGCGGGCGCTGGGAGGCGGTGGCCGTTGACCATGTAAAGGGATAT